ATTCGCAAACGTAGCATTTGCTCCAGAAGCTGTTAAGAGAGTAGTATTGCCGGATCCGGTCGTTAGTCTTAAGTCACCACTATTTTCTATCAGTGTAGCAAATATAGTACCAGCCTTCATAAAGGCTATTGTACCTGTGTTTGAATCATTATAGATAACACCATTAGCATCGATTGTAAAATGACCTGATGTTACATTAAATGCATTTGTACCAGCTGTAATTTCGTGAGTTGATGCATCGAAGACTGCTTCGATTTCATTAATAGCACCTTGTATAAATTTAGCATCTGTGTTAAGAGTCGTAAGCGAACCAGCAACTAAGATATCATCTTGAGTATTTTTAATTGCTGTTGTAAGATCAGCTCCAGTATAAGATGTATCACCAATCTCTGCATCAAGAACTCTGACTGCTCCAGAAAGATCAGTAGAGTTAGCCGCATCAACAGGACCACCTGTTCCAAATACCATGTTACCAATTTGTGATTCATGTTCGATAAGAGCATCTCTTACGTTTTGAGCAGTGGTAGTTAATGTATAATTTGCGTTTGTGCCTCTCAATACTGTTTCGATTTCGTTAATCGCAGCGATAATGTTATTAGCATTTGTGCCCATAACATAACCGGTTCTTTGAGTTGTATCGTCTCTTAGAACATTTTCTAATTCGTTAATTGCAGAAACTGCATCAGTTGTTACATTAGTATCTAAGACTGCATGGTTACCAAGTTCAGTTCTTAGTTCTTCAACAGCTTCTTTAAAGAAGTCAGCAGATAATCCAGTAAACGATACGCCAGTTCCATCAACAAATAACTCACTATGGAGCTCGTTAATAGAATCTACAATCGAAGTTTTATCTGTGGTTAATAGACTTGCTCTTGTTCTTTTAGTTCCACCTTCGCCATTAAATAGATCTTCTTCTAATTCGTTAATTGCTTCTGTTAAATCAGTTGACGTTGTGTGTAGAGCAAGATCACCAACTTCTGTATGTAATTGATTAAGCGCGCCTGTAATTGTGTTTGAACCAGAATCAATTGAAGTAATATTTTCATTACCAATTTGATCTTCATGTTCTCTTACTGCAGATGTTAAGTTTGAAGCTGAGGTTCCTAAATTGCCAGAAGTAACATTACCAACTTCACCATGTAATTGCTCGAGTGCACCAGTAATGGTATCATTAGAACCTGAAATTCCGGTAATATCAACATTACCAATCTGTGTTTCATGTTCCGCGATAGCAGTACTCACAGTAGAAGCTGTTGTTCCCATAGCTCCTGCAGTGATTGTTCCAAGTTCAGCATCATGTTCATTGATCGCTAGAACTAGATCATTGGCTGCAGTTGTTAAACTCTCAACAGTACCAATGTCGTCTTGTAATTCGTTAATTGCTGCTACTACATCTAAAGAGTAAACTTTGATTGCATTACCAGCAGCTGCTGGAGTATTCAGTTCAATGTATGAACCATACGTAGAATCAACAACAGATAAAGCTCCGTGTTGAGTACCAGTAATATTGTCACTAGATCCTAAAGCTCTAATTAAAGTTGATGCACTAAATGAACCGTTATAAGTTTTGACTCGTATAACTCCACCAGAAACAGAATGAAGTGTGCCATACCAAGTAGCATTAGATTCAACATCAGCTTGTGTGCTTTGTGAATCGCCCTGATAGATTGTAACACCTTCAGTATAATTTGTAAGTGTCGGAGAACCAGTTTGAGTTATCGTCGCTTTAATATTTGCTACGTGGAAACCACCAGCATTCATATCTTGAGTAAGCTCAGTCCCGCTTTTGTAAACTCTCACTATTCCAACTGGATATGACTCGGTTATAATTCTTATAACCTTTGCATTAACAATAGTTTCTGAACCAGTTTTAAGATCGGCTGAAGTAGTGAACGTTCCAGTAGAATTCTTTACTAATATTTTACTAGTAGAACCTGATACAATTGTTGCTGACCATGTTGGAGATCCAGAAGTTCCTTGATACACTACACCGTTAGCAGTAGAAAAAGCTCCTATTGTTCCAACGCCTTCAAGAATAATATATCCCGCAGTGTTGTCAACCGTGTTAGCAGGACTAACTTCGAACCTAGCAGTCTTAGCAGGTGATGAAGTATCAGCACCAGCAAAAAGAGTAGCTCCTGAAGCAGCAGAATAGTTATAAGTCTTATCTGCCATTAAAGCATTAAGTTGCTCATTATCTCCTAGGTGTAATGATATCTCATTAGACTTTTGCCTGAGCAATTCTAGGGTATCTGTTTTATAAATTCTAGTTTCTTTATTAGCCATTATTTTCCACCAATTAGTTTCTGTAGCATTTTCTTAATTTCAACAACATCGTTCTTTAGAGTATCTATATCCGCAGACTGTTGCGCGTCAAGGATTCTTTTATTTTCATCTGCTCTTAGCTGTTCTCTTCTAGCAGTGTACGCATCCGTATTAGTATTTATAATAGCTGTAGTAGCGGTATCTCTTTCTAGACTAGGATGATTCTCAACTTTTTTCTTTTTAGGCATTTATATTTCTCCGCTATGTGCCGGCAATTGCTCTTAAATCTTTTACTGTAGGAGGAGTTGCAGAATTCAATGATCTTAAAATAATCTTGAATGCCATAGCTCCAAAACTTGCTCCAATATCTTCTATAGCATATTTACTTTCATAATACACACCCTCATTATTTATAGGAAGTGCTTCAGCTGGAGCAGCTAGTACCCAATCAACCGAATTAAAATCAACGTCAGAACCAGCAGGTAATGTCTTATAATAAAAATCGACATTAGTTGATGATGGTCTGTTAGCAGAAAGATATACATTAATAACATCTGCTTCTTCCGCTAAGTCAACTCTCTTTGTTATGTATTTACAAAGCTCTGAACCGCCATAAGCATTCGTCTCAGCAGTAGTTCCGTTAGAACCGATTCTGTTTTGAACAGTAATAACTGATAATCTATTTGCATCAATCACCGGAGTTAGATGGCTCTTTGTTGAAGTAAGTACAGCACGTAGTGTGAATGTCTTAGCAGAACTAACTTCATTGGCAGTTGAAGATATAACTTTCGGTGTATTAAAGAATACATTACTATTTGCCGGGATCCTAACTTCTGGTAAAGCAGCATATGGAGTTTCAGAACCATTAATTGATTTCTGAGAAGTCGCAGTAAGATAAAAATTAATATCAGTATCAGGAACAATCATCGTGCTAGCTTCTAAGTGACATAGATCAAAGTGCACATTTTCAGTTACGACAATAACAGATCCACCACCTGAACCAGTTGCATTGGCAACATCACTATTTAGTGCAGTGATTGAATATGTGTCATGCGTTATGTTTCCAATAGTGTGCGTACCATTAATATTAGCAGCGGCTATTCCGTTAAACGTTACTGCTCCAGCAATAATAACTTGAGAAGTTGCCCCATGCATACCATGGTTTTTGTGCTGTACTGTAATAACACCAGAAGCATTTACTGTAGAAAAAGCGTCAATCTTAAGTGACTTAACCGGTATAGTATCATTAGTAAACGTAACTTCTGATGACGAAGCACTAAACTCTGCTCTGTTCAAAGTAAACTTAAGATCTTTACTTTGATCTGGAGTCCAAGTAGAAGCGTTCTGCGAAGTAAAGAATGATCCGCCGTGTGGTTGTTTAGTAATTCTATAATTAGTATTAGTAACGTCGAAGCCACCCATTTCAGCAACCCAACATTCATACTCGTCACAATCTGATTGAATAACAATTGCGTATTCTTGATCTTGCATTAAGTACACAGGAGTTTCGAAAGTAAATCTCGTAGCAGTTGCTGCAGTAGCAGAAACATTAACACTACCAGCATATTTCTCTACTTCAGTTCCAGGTACTGTGTTTTGTGTAGGTGTTCCATTTTCAGTAGACACGATGCTAACAGAAACCGGAATATCAATTCCGTCCTTTATAGTATATTTGGTTTTAAAGAATAGATCTAGTGATGTTGCAAACAGTCCACCTGATTTTTCAATCAGTATTGACTGAGCTAAAGGATCTACCCACGATGTAAAGCTTCTTTCGAATGTTTCAGTAATAACTCTTTCGTCATTCAATCTTGAAGTTTCTAGTCTTGGGACCTTAGTGCTTATAATAGTTCTTTCAGTAGATTCTATAAGACCTTGTGCATGAAACATTGTTTCAGCTGAAGTCGATTCTGTCTGCTTATTATTAGTAGTAGAATCCGAAAGTCTAAATTCTTTGGTACCAGTTTTAAACTTAGTAACAGCATTTCTCGGTATGACATACGAGCCAGTTATTTTGCCCTGGCCGTCAGTTACAAGATCAGCGGTACCAGCCGGGTGAGTAGTTGCACCACCATATTGAACAACGCTTGTAGTATCAGACCATTCTTGATATGCTTCTGGTTTACAATAAGCTGTTACATTAACATCGTTAAAGAATGCAAACACTTTAGTATTAGGTTTCATGCGAGCAGCTTTAAAGTAAATTTTTCTTGATCTCATGAATGGAACAAAGTTAACTTCGACGACTCTGTTTCCAGTTTCTCTAGTTACAGTATCAAACGCAACATCAGTTCTTAAACCAGATCTTGATTGATTAGAAGTAACCGTTGTGGAAGTTATAGTAGTTTGCTCAGCACGACGGCCGCCATCTCTTCTCCACCAATCGTTTCCACGAGCATTCATCAATGGGCCACCGCCTCGGTTGACTACTTCGTTTTCTTCTTGTCTTCCTACCCAGTTTGTTTCCCACTCGTTCCAGACTGTACCGAGAATACCGTCTTCCTTAGCTCTAGTTACGAATTGTTCGTATTGTCCATCATCATCAATGACGACGTCAGGCCTTACATCTGTTTCTTTCCATTCGTCAGATTCAGGAGATAGTTGAACTCTTCCGTCCCAACTAAATACGTTATAAGGATTTACATTAATAGCAACAGAAGCATAAGGCTGCACTGTATGAGCTTGCTCGCTGTATGGAGTTGTCCACAACGAAGAAGTTTTAGTTGCAGTATTACCTGAAGTCTTATGAATTAGATTAACATTTTTAGTTGGGCATTCAGGCCTTAGTAATCCATTTTCTTTATCCATGGACTCACTACATTCTTCATGTGCCATATCAGCAACGTGCTGACTCTTAAATGAATCTACTAGAATTCCGTTTTTAAATCTTGGCTTACCATTCCCGTCTACCATATGAATATCAGCAGCTGATTGTTCTAGCAGCGATAGCGAAGTATAGTATTCAAGGTTCTTAATTCTCTTATCAAGTTTACCAATATCCTTCATCGTATATCTTTTGTTATCTTGAATTACTGGAATAACATCAGCTAGTGAGAACACATACGGCTTAAGTCTTAATTGATATAATGTAAGTCCGTCTTCTTTATCAGCAGGTGGTTGTGGATATTCAGAAGCAACACCTTTAATAATTTCAAAGGTACCATCTTTTTTAATTACCAGCTTATCAATCCTTGGTAAGTAATAATTCATATCAGCAACTAGTCCATGTCCAACCTTAGGAGCACCAGACAAACTAGAACCTGCACCAGTAAATGCAGTACCCGCATCGTTTTTTCTAGGCCTAAAGTCAATACAATCTCTTAGTTCTAATGAACCGCCTGCGCTAGCAAAGGCAGGAATAATACCATAATTGGCAGCAGGATATGAATCAACAGAGAAGTAATCTCCAGCTGTATGCTCATAATAATCGTACGTTATAGTCATATTACCAGTAGGTAATGCCGATGTTCCAGCCTTTTTAATAAGCTTTCCTGTATCGTAGAAGTTATCTCTTTGACCATTGTCAAGAGTAAACGCATCTGAATAATCAGTACTACCGGTATCAGCACATGTGATTGTTCGTATTTTTATAATGTCAGACTTAGCTAAGTCATAAGAAGCAGCGGAACCATTAGTAACATTTATTACCTTAGTTACCGGGTTATGTGCTATAGTTTTATTTTTTTGTGCAATAGTCTTTTTAATAGTAAATATAACTTTACATGCAACACCGTCAGCTATACCAATAGCCGTAGAATTGTATGTAATACTTTGAGTAGCATTACCACCGCTTGTTATATTACCACTTTGTAGAACTTTAATTGCTGCACTAGCTGGAGCAATAATGATATCGTTCACATCTTCGAATGTGCCAGTCGATGTTGTTACAGTTAATGAGCCACCGCTTGTAGTAAACGTGCCTATTCTTTTAATGTAGTAACTCGTATCTAACGGAGATCCCATATCTTTTATAGCAGTCGCTGGCAATTTAAAGATAGAAGTATTATTACCTACATCGAATCTTGTTCCGACAGTTTGTAAGTCAGCAGCAAAAGAATATGTTGATTGTGCAACCTTAGCAACAGTACTAAATGAATTCCCAGCTCCCATAGTTATATCAAATAAATATAATCTAGTGTGAGCAGGGGTTGCAAATACTTCCATGCCTCTTACTCTAGCAGTACCAATAGTTGTGCTACTAGAATTTAATAAGTTAATAGTAGCGAAGTTCTCGAGATCTGGAACACCGTTAACAGTAGTAGTTGTTAGCTTAACGTAGTTGCCCACATTAATTTGAGTGTTAGAATTATTAATATATCCAGTAGAACCAGTTCTAGGCTTATCGACATTAATATATGTAGTACCTACTTTATGATTTCTGTATCCTTGAACATAAGCTGTAGATGGTTCAATACCAAGGGCGATCTTATCTGCATCACCGCCGTCACCTGCAAGGTACTTACCAAAGTTCCCAGCTCCATCATTTAAGTGTTCTAGTATTTCTAATTCGAAAGGTTTAACCACATAGTTACCAGACTCGTCATGGGTTCTTTGTGCTAAACGTAGCGTTAAACCAGTATCTGCAGTTTTGTCTGTTTTGTCAACACTGATTTTGCCGTTTTCAACTCTAAGCAAAGTGATGTAACTATTAATATTTCTCTTAGCTGGATCAATTGATTGTTTAATTAGGGTTGTAGCTACTTGGTATCTATTCTCACCAGGCGCAGATGTATTGGGAACACCTTGAGCATTATCTACAAGTGATCCGTCAGTTGCAGAGGTCACTATAGTTTCAGCGACTTGAAGTCCAATAATTGCAGAAGGATTGTTATCATACTTTCTAAGAATTAATGTAGATGGTGCCACGTACGTAAAGCATCCAGATATAAAGTATACACCCTCAGATATAGATACTGAAGATCCGATCCCGATAGCATTTGTTATTGTAGAATCTAAACCAGCTCCATCAGTGTCTGTTCCACCACCAACCATGCCGTATTTTACGGGGCTACCGTTAGAAATAAAGGTTTCACCGACAACAAACTTTTCTACTGTTTTATTTGCTCCACCAGATTTCAGGTATTTAACATATAAAGTGTCAGGATGATTTTCAGCTGCAGTAGTTGAATCACCATCGTCATCAACTGAAGCTGCTACAACTGCTTTTAAAACTATTGCTGATACTTGGTTTCCAGAGTTAGCAGTTCCAGTAATAATAGTACCTTCGAATGATGATAAGCTTGTACTTGTGTAAGCTGTGCTACCATACGTAAAGGCCGCTTCGACTTTTAAATAATCGTATTCAGTATTAAGAGAAACTTCTCCATTGACAACTCGTGAACCATCTTTAAAAGCGTATTGACCGTGTCTATCAATCTGTGCCTGTAACGCACTTTGCATTTGTGTAAGTTCTCTAGCTTGCACTGCATAGCCAGGTCTATATAACACCCTATGATAATTTTTTGTTTCATCAAAATCATCGTAGTACGGTGCTTCGGAATATGTTTTTATTGATGTCGTTGTCATATGTTCTCTCTTTTAACTAATATTTATATTAGAATTCGATAATAATTTTTATGTCTTCTATCTGTGATGCTGTTCTGTCAATAGGGTTTCTATTCTCTAGGAATATAATATCGCCACTATGAATATCAACTTCAGGATTAATCAAGAACGTATTCGCAGCACTCTTAGGTGTACCAACAGCTCCAGATGTTGCACCAGTTACTGTACCACCCGTATGAATAAAGTTGCCATAACCGGTTTTAGAATTTTGATTATAGTATACATAACCAGTTCCGGCATCGACCTCAACAACAAATGCTTGTGCTAAAGTTGCTCCACTTCCCTGAGTAATTAATTCATCAACAACAAACGTACCAGTTTTAGATAAGAAGCTCAGCGCACTAGTAGCTTTCAAAGTAGTAGACGTAGAGATTGTAGAAGTTCCAAAATTTGCTGGATTTTTAAGTAAAGTAATTTGTCTAAAGTCATTACCAACTGTCAAGTCACCACCACCTGCTCCATCTAGTAATGTGTTAACCGCAGCAAAGAAACCACCGAGCTCTTTAACAGGATCAACACCGTGACCATTTTCTGGTGAAAGGACTGCTCGAGCAGTAGCATCACTACCACCCCCGCCACTTATTACAATATGTGCTGTAGAATAATCAGTACCCTTAGCAGTAACAGTAATCGCTGTTACGACACCACCAGAAACTGTTGCAGTTGCAGTAGCACCAGTACCTGCTCCAGTAATAATAACTGTAGGAGCCGTCTCATAGCTGGTTCCAGCAGCCGTTATTTCTATTCTTTCTATTCCAGCAGCAGTAGCCGAATTAGTAGAAGCTAACTGGTTTAAATACTGTGCATAGTCAGCTTCAGATAATACTGCTTCAGCTGCAGCATTGTTAGGCCAAGAAAAGGTTAAAGTAGTATCAGCAGATATTGTCTGTGCTGAGGCCGATCCACCAACAATAGTACTTAGAGTAAGAGTAGTTCCATTGATTGTATTAACGACTGGTGTACCAGAAATACCAGTTCCTGATACTCTCATACCAATGAATAGTTTCGATTCATTGACACTTTTAAGAACAACTGTTGAGCTTGAGGAAATACCAGCAGCAACAATTGCACTAGAACCAGTAGAAACTGTTTTAACAGGCATGTACGAAGTTGTAAGGAATTTCTCTGCATCAGCGACGGCCACTGTGTACATGTATTTCCAAATATAACTATCAGACTCTGCTGTAGGATCTGTTAATGTCTGAGTTGGCTCTTGAGTCGACCCAGTTCCAGGAGAGTATATTACTTTATATACTTTAAACTCTGAAGTGATAACGTAAAAAGCTTTATCAAACATATCCGGATCATTTGAATCCCACTCGACATAACTTGTACCAGTCGTCCAGGTATGTCTTGGGACAACATGCGATGAGTCAGCTGAAGCTAATAGCTTCATCGCGAAAGTGTTTTCACGAGCTTCGACTAAATCGTCTATCGTATCGTATGGGGTGAATGGAGTTGTGTCAGTTGTATCAGAAGTTGCAAGAGACCATACGTCAGATTTACCAATCGCTACATATACACTTGTAGCTGCTGATGCTATATCGTCTTTGAAATTTTCTGCATTCAACGTTCTGAATTTAGAGGTTACTATTGCCGTCATTTTTATTTCCTATTAATTGTTATGAATAAAAGAATTCACGTTATATTTATTTATATCACTTATCGAAGTACTTTGTAGTTCTACCGAGCCTAATGACTCTAAAGTGTCATTAAAATCGTAAAGCATATGATTAAGTAAAATGTTTGTCTTCTGGCTATAATAGTCATTAGACTCTATGGTTCTGTATCCTGCTGGGACTACTGTTACTTCGTAACCACCCATTTTTTTATCGGACACAGGAGTAGATTCTGTTACTGTCCAATCGGCACCTGCGGATAACGCGCCTATTTGTAATGGAGCTCCATTGTATAATTTCCTAGCTCTTACAGATCCGTTAGCTTGAACCGGATTTACAGTCTTATTAAATTGTGGATCTACTGCGGTATGATTCAATTCTAATACACGAGTTATCTTGTCATACTTAACTCGGTCTTCGTTCTTAGCTCTTGATGCAATATAAACCTTTGGAGTTATTACATATCCAAATCCAGCATTTACGATTGCCGCGGATGCAATCTCAGTTGGATTTAACTGTGCGACCGCAGTAGCGTTACCTACAATTGCAATAGTAGGAACTTCGGTATAACCTGATCCAGGGTTAATGACTGCAATATGAGAGATAGCTCCATTTTCAATGTAAGCTTCTGCAGTAGCACCACTTCCATTTCCTCCGGATATAACAACTGCGGGTTGAGAAGAATAACCGGATCCACGAGATACTATTTCTATATTAGAAACCGTAGTAGCCTGTAATACGTATTTACCTGTTGCAGTAATGTTGGTGCTTAAAGGTGTACCTAAAGAATCAACTGAAGTTGGTGCATCAAATAATATTTGAGGCGGAGTAGTATATGTCTTAGTGGTATTTGGTATAACACTTATGTTAGCAATCTTAGATAAGTTTGGATTACCTGCTACGTTAGCAAACGCAGAAGAATAATTTGCACCAGCTGAAGTTACTGTAGCTCCATTAATTTTACCGTCAGCATCTATAGTACATGTTACTGTAGCTTGAGTAATTGACTGACCAGATAAAGCTACACCATTCACTACGATAGTAGGAGCTGATGAATAACCAAAACCAGCATCAGCAATTTCGACTGCAGTAACAGTTCCAGCAGTTCCACCACTTTGAGGTACAGTTAAAGATAACCTTCCAGATTTATGAATATCAACTGTTGTAAACGGTAAGAATGTCGATGCGAATAGATCTACAATTAATGGTATGTCTTCAAGACCAATAACGCCAGGCTGTAGATCCGGCATTGACGATAAAGTAAATCTGTTTGTTCTACCATAACCAAGATAGCTCTCACCAGTCGGTTGACCATGCTTAGGACCACCTACGTGATTTAAAGCTCTTAGTATTTTTTGATCGTCACCTAATTCATCTCTTGTCGCAAAAAGTTGAATAAGAATTTCAGCGAAGTATTTAAACCCAGCTGGATGCACCAACCTATTATAGAAGAAATCCCATGAAGATGAGTTCTGGCCAGTACGTATAAGATATGAAAACTTTTGGTATCTTAAACTATCTTGTATTTTAATTGTATCAGATAGGAAACCTTTTTTGTCTAAGTAAATACCACCTTTAGGTAGAGCCGCATTAACATCCCAGTTACCTGAAGATGGTATAAGCGTTTCATTCCATGGATATGCAACTTCAACTTCGTCATCAAACAAAAGTCTAAAGAACACTTCAATAGAATCTGATGAACCACGAATTTTATAATAATCGGTAATAGCTTTATACAGGTTTCTTTTATTTACCTGAATAGAACGTGGGATAACAGCCGCAATCTCTTTTTGAATTAACTCAAGATACTGCGAAGCTGTTTTATCAATATCCAATGACTCTTCAATTGTGTTGAGTGCATAGGATGCGCCAGGGCCCGCCCAATATTTTATGGGCGTAGTGAGAGTAGCTGTTTGCGTATTGTAATTAGTAAGTTCAATTACAGTTAGAGTCTTACCTATATCAGATGTTGATAGTGCTAACGATCCTGGTAAATTATTACCATTCGTTATATTAACATTACCAGCATTTAAAGTAAATGTACTTACAGTACCGTCACTTGAAGTTAAAGTAAGTGTCGAGTTTGCTCCATCGTCATCCGTAAAGAAATGATCATTTTCATTCTTTGGATCATTCACTCTAAATACTGCTTTGCCCCCTAAAACAATATCTTGATAGGTTGCAGTTTCTTGATATATAAACTCTTCCAAGTTCATATACGTATAATACGCTTCTAATAATAATTGTAGGCCAGCTGAATTCTCTAAGATTTCAGATGGTACTAATTCTTCAGTTCTAAGATTTTCTTTTGTCTTAGACTTTGAAGACGCGATAGATTCAATGTATCCTGGTGAGGTTACTGATGAAGAAAAAAGCGTATTATTAGATTTAAATGTCCCAGCCATTTTATCTCAGCCTTGAGGTCGTTGTGTAATCGATTGTACCCGAAGAACCAGATACAGAAATCGTATCTACACTTGGAGTAATAATAACTCTTAATGGATCAATTGCAATTAACTGATCTCTCTTAGGAGCAAGGTCTAATGAATTAGGCACTACTGTGATTCTAATTGTATTTGCAGAATCGTCGTCAGGCTTAAAGTTGTTTAACGTGATTGTACCAGCAGTTGTATTAATTAATCCGGCATTATTAATCACTGTAACATTAACACCATCAACTACCTTATAAGCAATAACTTGTCTGTTAGTAGTTCCGCTGATTGGAATATCACCGAAGTATACTTCATCACCGTTAAGCTTCCATAGTGTTGACGATATAATAAAGTTAGTAGAAGCCCCTGAACTAAAGAAAGGTGCAGTAAACTGTAAGCTAAAGTTATTATCTAATGTGTCACTTGCCTTCCTAGGAGTGATGGTCATAAACATGTAAGGTCGTACACTACTATTCTGAATAGAAGGATCTGCGTTATCAATTGCTTTAAGTATTTGTGAATGTCTAAACACTCCGTCAAACTTATTCAATTCGTTAAAGTTATAATCTGTCACTGTGTCTCTCACGACCGATGTTAATTCAACAGCAGATCTATCAGTTAAGTTTGGATTATATTTAAATCCTACATCTAATTCTAAATATGTAAAGTTAGGATCTACAATCACTGGAGTGATCGATACTACACTCTTTCCTTTTAGGATTGTGTTTGTAATTTCTGTCTTTTCATTTACGGTAAGAGTCTCATTTACAAGAGGCTTAATAGCGATGTAGATAGAACCATAATCTGGTGGATCGTTATCTTCACCACCCCATGTTGAGATGGAATTAATATTTGTAAATTCTTTCTGAATGATTGCTCTATAGTCGTCAGATGTTACTGCTCTATTCTGTGAAGTAAAAGTAAGAGGAGCATTAAATCGTATTGACTCACTTGTTTCTCTTTCAGTACCACCATCAGCTTTTGCTAATGTCGTAACAGTATTAGTCGCATATCCGCCAATGTTATCAACCATAGTAAAGACGTTGGCTCCATTCGAATCACCACCATTTGTAAAGATATAATCAAGTGTTACGATGTTATTGTTTAGAGGCTTTTTACCTGTGACTCCATCACCAAAGTATACTTCGTAATATTCGTTTGAATTTTCTTGAAGATAAAATACTCGGCTTGATGAATTGACATTAATAAGAGATTCAAACTTAGTATAGTTATCGAACGAAGTAGATAACTCATTCGCCTGAATTAATACTCTGAGTGTAGATGTATCAGCATCATCATCTGATATTTGATACTTCTGATTTTCAATATGATTGTCAACCCTGTATAATAGTTTCTTACGTGTGCCTTCAACTATAGTCACGTTAGAGAATGTAAACGTAGTACCACTAAGTACTGCAGACTGTTCATTCAATACAACGTATCTATAATTTCTTCCATCGACATTCGTCGTCAACTTAGTACCTCGAGGCAGAGTCAATGTAGATGGTATAGTTCCGGATTCTCCTGAGACATCAACTGTAATAGTGATAGTAGCTCGAGGTGCTAAGACTGATCGTGGGATGTAACCCAGTAACTTGGCACGGGTAACGATGTTACCACGTATCTGTGCAGAATCTAAGAATGCTTCGTTTAACGCAAAGTGTGCGGCCATAGCATTGTAGTGTGTATTATATGCTAATACATCTAAGAGTGAAGATAAACCAGATCCTTCAAAGTCATGACTACTAAAAGCAGTCTGAGTCTTAAGGTAGTTCTTAAGATTCTTTTTAATTTGATCGAAATCAAGTTCTGTTACATTTAAATTAGTTGCCATAGTTTATTACCTTAATCGTCGTAATACGATCTCTACTTCTGATTGAGTATCGAATTCTTTTATTCTAAATTTTACTAAAATTCTATATGAGTTAGCGTCAGCCTCATCTACTATATTTATGAATATCACTTCAACTCTTTGTTCTAGTGCACCAAGGCACCTTGATATATTCTTGCGGAGAGTTGACTTTGTAATCTCGTCAGCCGGTTCAAACAGTAGGGCTCTCATATTAGCACCGGCACCATGATTAAATGGTCTCTCATAAAAGTTAGTCAAGAGCAAATTACGTACTGCATACTTAATTGCCTGATCATCTTTTAACATGACGATATCTTTTCGTATTGGATGGAGTGTCAAGTTTAAATCAAGATCTGTCCATTGCTTGGTACGTGACGACGTTGAAGCCTTCTTCGTGCTCCCTATGACTGACCTATCTGATAATATTTGTGTAGACATGTATCTATTTATACCTATAATCCGGTTGATTCGTCTGCGACAGACGTTAATTGTTTAGTTGGATTTGGCGAGCTGGCTCCACCAGTTCCAGGAACCTCAACATGTTTGTGTGTTGCCAGCGTCGGTGCATTACCTGCATCAGTCGATATATCACCAACAGAGTGAGTCGTACTCGAGACATTCAATGTACCAGTGATCGAAGTGTTACCGACGATATTCACAGTCTGGTTAGAGGACGACATTGTAATCGTACCATCGGCATCCATTTTCAGGAAGCTCCCGGACGTATGCTTAATATGGACACGTTCGGCACCGGCAGTGTTGTCGATCTCTATGATATGGCCAGCTTCGGTTTTATGAACCTTGTTGGTAGGAGGATTCAGTTGCGCCTCAACCGGGATGTCTATCGTGCCATCAGTAGAGGATGCGATCGAACCCAGTATGATTGCGTCCTGCGCTGAGGGACCGTCGCGAAAGAACCCGACAACCCACGAGCCAACCATCAGTTCATGATTCGAGCCGAACCCTTTAAAGGAAGAGGAGGTATTTGGCATCATGACCGTCGACCAGTTCAGCTTCTCCTTGGGTATGGTCTCATCATAGAAACCATATGGCATGACCTTCACTCTATTGGATAAGAGAGGATCGGATACGTCAAGCACCTCACCTATAAACCAGGTAAACTGACTACCTATAAACTGATCAAAATTCTTCATTTACTGCGAGGCCTCCATATAGCAATTTTTCCCGGGGATTTTTTTTTCTGTCATTTGTGCCCAACATAATTCCTGAATGATACGATTATACCATTGCTTATCATATGGATCAGAGGCTTTCTCCATGTCTTCTTTTAATTGTTCTACGCGCATAGTAATATAGTCTGGCTGCTTTCGTTTTCTCATGAGTTAGCTATCCGTTTATCTAATGATTCTATATAGGAGTCTTTCTTTAATAACACCTGCATGATATACTCATCGGCAAATCTATGATCTATAGAGGCAACAATATACTTACCAGAGAGATACAAGTCTTGACCACGCTTTTCATTCGGTCCTTCCACAGCTTTTATAATACGACAGTTAATCACCATACCGACAGACAGTTTAAAGTCACCGTATATATCAATGGTTAATACCGTGCCATCCATATTCTCTATGTATGCATTTGCATTAAGTATTTCAGAGTCACTTGGTGCATGGTAGTTAGACCCACCGCCAGCAGATGAGCTATTCAAACTCACATAAAAGTTAGTCGATTCGCTATGGGCCTGGATTGTTCTATCATTAAACTTCAGCCCAGTAGGAATCAACCCATCCTTGTTTAACTTCAGCTCCTTACCATACTCATATGTTTGTTTCTTATACTTCTTCGTAGCGATATCTAATGTATGTAGAGTAGAAGAGTAAGCACCCGCGGCGACATCTGAGTACTTCGACATATTAAGATTGGTTGATAACTTAAGTATCTTTTGTTGTAATCCCTCGACATGTTCACGCGACCCTACGTTCGTGGTTTGAAATGGGCTATGGGTATACACACGATATTCAGGCTGGGTAACCATAGATTCATACGATTTAAAGTGTATTCCATCCCCAAGTGTCTCATAAAAGAAAAACGGTGTGTTATTATCATATGATCTACGTGTTAACCAGTTAATAAGATACATTGGTCTCATACGTGGGTATACACCTTTAATGGTTTGTTTGGTCTCAGTACTAATGGATAACTCTAATGGATCTATATGTAATTCATCTGTACATATGTTTTGTATCAACTGTCCTGTTACGTTATCAAATGGTTTACTAATTGTTTTGATCTGGGACATGTACGCATGCTCTGAGATGATCTTAAACACATAGGTTTGTGTACCTGGGCTTAGCTTTGCTAGGTCAGTTATCTCAGCGATCCTAAACTTGTGGTTATATTTGTCCGATTGGCCGTCTGTTAGCCTCCGTGTTATGGTTAGGTCCAGTACCTCTCCACTCACGACTTTTAGTTTTTCGAGCATATTTGCAGCATCTAGTATATTGATATCACCTTGCAAGCTTCCTGCATAGATACTCTCACGTATACTGATCTGTGCACATACATCGGTAATGTTTCGCAGTAATCCATCATGGGTAGTCAGTATCACACTCGCCAGGTTATATGATGAGGGTACTAATGCTTCTGAACCATTGGCCAGCTTACTATTGACTCTACTCATCGTTGATTATTGCCTCATACTTGTCTGCGAACTGTGTGATATACTTAGGGTCTATGACTCTTATCTTAGATCTTGCCTCATTTGCATCGAATAGATAGGTTCTATTTGTATCGAAGGATAACTCTCCGCTCGCCTCTCCTCCAGGTATAAATATTGCGTTCGTGACCACTCTCTTCTCAGGGTCATCTGTTCTATAATAGTTATGTGGGGCATCCAGGTACTTATAGACATCATATGTATTGACCGAATCGTCTGATACACTACCTGTTATACCTTCTGTTGTATTACTTGGGCCTGGGGCGGAGTCTCCATTGAATGTTCCTACTACATCTTGCAAGACTAATTGATTCATATCGGCATTCTTTGCAACGAGTACACCTGTTGCACCACTGTTCGTACCTGTTATTGTCTCTCCAAGGGTGAATCTACCTGATAGACTGTTCGGATATGATGATATCACACCTATATCGCCGGTCTCATCCACACTTGGGTTAGTCGTAATGACCACACCTTCGAATTGTTGCTCTTGATAGGTTAATAGCTTCTCTTGGCTCATTGGCCATCCTGCAAGACCATCATGTAGGAAGTCATTGATGACGAAGAACGTCCAATAGTATTGTGTTGTGCCATATAGGCGTTGTGATACGATGTCTGGTCTCTCGCCATTCTTGACACCATAGAATGAATATGCATTGAGATCATCAAGGAATGCATCAACAGGACGTGCTGCCCTATAGATATTGACTACCTTTTGCAAGATGCCATTACGATCGAAGTCGTAATTAAGCAATGGAAATTGTCTGAAGTAACTCATATTATTCGACTCCTAATAGTTCGGCACCACCATCTATTGCAGCATTAGATAGATCGGCGGTATACGTGGCAGCTTCACCTGGGGTATC